CAATTCAGATTCATGGCCAGCAATCTGCTCTGGGGTCATCCAGACAAAGTCAGCAGGACCAAGTGCAGCCTTCTCAGCAATAGCAGATATCCCGAAATTGAACAGTCTCGCAGGGTCTTTGGTGTTTCGGATCTTGCCGTGAACCAGTTGGGTGCCGCCGATGGTTAGCGTTTCACCAAACGAAGGAATTAACGGGAAGTATTTACCCCGATACTCTTTATTTGAATCCAGAATCTTCTGACCATTGAGCAGATACCGCTCGATCTTAAAGCCATCACTGGTGCGTTGCTTAATGACCGTGATTTGGTTCTCAAAGATGAATTCTCCTGTCTCCTGGTCGATGGCTTGCTGCCCAAACTCATCGAGGACCGGAGTCCCTCTGGCCATATCGTCAAGAATGTCCTTAACGTCATCAAAGTAGACTACGTCACCCGTCGATAATTGTAGGATCTTCCGCCTAACAGACACCTTGCGGTAATAGATGGCCAGCCTTACGCCGTCATCCGTATACCAGCCCTCGTTGGGGCGAATGTCGCTCATCTCGTCGGTAAAGTCGGACTCTTCAGCCTTCGGGAACATTGCCGCATAGACTGACTTATCAAACGTAGCCAGCAGAAAGCAGAATGGCGCATCACTCTTGTCATAACGCTCCGCTGGACCAAAAAACATGCTTGTAGTGGCATCTTTGACAGCCTTAATCGTAACCTTCTGCTCAAATACATCGTCGTCAACATGCTCTGTTGTGATCTGCCAGCCACCATATCCACCAATCAGCATTTCTTGATAGGCGTTGTCATAGACATCCCTGGCGTAGGATTCCTTCTCGATGTGCCTGATTAGCCCCTGCCTGACCTCTGCGACCTCCTTAGAGGCGTTTTCACCTTCAGGTAATACCATTGGGCCAATGTCTGTACCTCGCTGCTCACCGATGATCTTGGTGATCACTGGTGATGCTAAGTTGACTTGGAATCTTGGCCTATCGTCAGTTGCATTGGTGTTTGCCAGACCTGTACCGCTGGTGGACTCCCAGAACTGATCAAGCCACTGGCCACCCTGACCCATGTCAAATATCTTGTCTTCCTGTGATAACTCTCTTGATAGCTTTTCACGCGAGTAGGTTTGGTCGAAGCGGATCATCGCTTCTTCGTGTATTGCCCCCTGCGTCTTTGCTGAGGTGTATTTAACCGCTTTCATCTATTTACATCCTCTGGGAAAATGTCATTTTCACATGTTTAGGCTTAACGCTTTTCCGCATTGGTGAGAACTCATTCATCATCATCGGGTCAGCCATGTTTGGCGAGGGTATCCCTAGCATCAGCATTTCTTTCTTGGTCATAATCTGTTTCTTGCCGTTATTGTTTGATTTTCGAGGTATTCGGCAGACCTCTGAACGTATCTCGTCCATCTGCTTGATGTCAGATGACAGGCTAATCATGTCATCACTATTAAGATTCATAGGCACAACGCCAGCATTTAGCGCCTTAATCGCCTTGTAGGTGTTCTCAAACCTGTCAGCCAGGGCGTAATACCTTGACGCTCGTCGGTTAACGAAGGTTTCTCTGTTAGTCCTGCGCTTTGATGGGTCATTGGAGTCAACCGGCTGATAAATAGCATCAGGATTGTCTGCTGTCTCCGCACCACCAAACAAATGGTAATCAGTGCGGGTATTCTGCAAGAGCCTGTCAACATCGCGCTTCAGGCCAGTACCCATGCCGCCAATATCCCATGTAAAGTGGTCAGCGCCAGCGTTTAACGCCTTCTCAATCGCCCAGTCAAGTTTGTCATTGATGTCACCCTTGTCGGTATCGCAGATGTCCAAGTAAACAGAACCATGGCGTAGCGCATACCCAGCCGCATCCTTGCCCTCGTCAGATGGGTCGAACGATGCAAACTTAGCACCCTCGGGGTTAAATCCAAGCCTGATATGAGCGTCAATAGCCGCGTCAAACCACTCCACGGGAATAATTGAGCCTGCTACCTCATCATAGAACTCACCAAGCCAGATGTGCCGATACTCAGCGGTAGACATATGCGCTTCATCATATGCCCGTTCACTTTCGAGCGTTTCTGGAAAGAAAGGTGAGTCAGTGTAATTAATGAAGATGATCAGGTGCAAGTCATCCTCATAGTATCCATCGCGCAGTAATTCTTTGTGAAATGGCAGTATGAACCGCTGGGAGAACGGATCTGCTCGACTGCGAGGGTTAGCCAGCATCCAAATCTCTGTCCCTTCCTCTCGAAAGGTAGGCGTTAACGCCCTGAGTGACTTGTAGCTGATCGTCTGGGCCTCATCGACCAAAGCCCTTTGGAATCCGTACATGCTCTTGATACCTTCAGGATTCCGCGCCATACCCCTGAACTTAAAGGCTTCAACCTTCTCGCCACCTCGATCAACTAGTATCTTGTTGTTCTGGACCTCGAATCCATGCAACCCCATCCGCTCAATCTCGCCGGCAAGTAGCGCATACGAACTGTCATCAATAGAATTCTGAAACTCTCGGAAACAAGCCGTTTTGATGCCCTGGGTCTGGGCATCCATCAAACAGATGTCTCCAGCCGTCATGCTCTTGGTTGAGCCACGACCACCGATAATCACGATAAACCGCTTAGACTTACGCACAACTTTACCGTCTACCTTGTGATAGAGGTGGTCATACAACTTCTTGGCAATCGTCAAGCCAGGCATTTAAGCGCCTAGTGCTTCTATCGCGCCTGGTACTTGCCAATCAATCGCGGGAGATGTTGCTCCAGCCAGCGTCAGCCTGATCTTTACCCGTGGGGCAAGGTTATACATATTGTCATCAGCAGCGGTCATTGTAATGGCCACGCCAGTTTGCAACAGGTCTGATGTATTGCCGTTAATTTGCTTCTCGACGGTGATTGTGCCGCTTCCGAATGTTCCAGCGACAAAGATATTAGTCTTTGCGCCTTCTTTCGTTGTCACTGTTAGCCATTCAGTTGACCCGTCAGCCGTTAGTTTACCTTGTGCCATAATTCCTCCAATGCGTTTTTAACGCCTTTCTTTTCGTGAATAGCGGATGTATCGCTTACCATCCTCTGTTTTCGTTTCCAGCAACCCTTGCGCCAAGGCTAGTTCAATCCTTAACGTCGATATCTTTATGCTCTTTTCGTCACTGCTCAGTTGGTTGTCTGAATACAGCAGGTCGTGAGCCGCGTGATCATATATTTCCCAGTCATTGAAATTAGACGCAAATTCTAGTTGTGCCGCCGAAACTTCACTGCGCCTTGCCTTCAGCGGGTCGGGTGTCATCCTCAGTAATACTGACAGCGCAACAAAAATGCAGCCAATGACAATCGCATGAATCTCCTCACCCTCTATGAGCGTAACGTCTCTCACCTCCCCAGTCAGGCCCAGCACAATCAGCGCCACCCCAACTCCGAAAAACAACTGCCAGACCTTAATATTGTCGAGCGCCTTAAAAATGTCAGTCACGAATGCACCCTGTGCCACGGGTCACCTTTCTCATACCCGCTGATACTAATCCACCTGTATCCAGCTTCGTGCCTGGCGATCACCCACCGCCGTCTGTTGTCCAAAATCCATCCCTCGACTTCTAAAACGAGGTGATACTCGCCCGTCTCTGTTTGACAAAAAACGAGGCGATTAGGGATAGATACCTTGCGGCACTGATACCTGCAAGCCAGTGCGTAACCATCACAATCATCTTTGAATGTTCGCTTCTCTGCATCATCCAGTGACTCAAGTTCATCTGCGGAAACCCAGTGCTCAGGGACACCCCGCTGCTCGATGTCAGAGGTGTAATTAAATCGCCAGTTAACGTAGTCACTGATCGCCTGTAGGTCGTCCTTATCAACAGTCAACTCCCCTCTCCCTGCCCTCAATACAACCTATCGGTGGTGCAACCTCTGGCCCAGTCTCAAACGGAGTGGGTAGTGTCTTGCACCCCGCAAGCATCAGCAGTGTCAAAAGCACCCTCATAGTAAATGGCTCGGGTCATACCCGCCTGGCAGCGCGAAGAACTGAGACGGGATCGTCGGCGGAGCAGTTGGGTCATCCGGATTAGGCACTGGCGACTGATCGTAAATCGAGTCATACAAGGCTCTCATCACTGGATCAGGCGGTACGTCCTGCGTAATCGGATCTCTTGTCTCGTAAGGTGGCGGCGTGATGGTTTCCGTGGTCGGGTGATTCTCGTAAATTGGGAACCCGTTCTCGTCCACCCGTCCTGTATCTACCCAGTGGTCAGTAGTGACCGTGTAGTCAGGTGGCTGCACCTCGTAGTATGGCCCCCATAAGAGGTTGCCGTCTTCATCAGTCTCCTGCTCAACATAACCAAACACAACCTCGGGAGTCGTGACGGTGATGTACGATAGAGCCTCAATCTCATCTAACCCCTCAAGGCTAGTGATGATGATCATTGACTCACTGGCATTAGCGTTGGTGCAGACATAGTTACCGCTCCGACCGTCTATCATGCCTCGTAGGGGCGAGTCCTCGTCCACTAATCCGGTGGCTATCAGGGCGGGGAGGTCTTCACAGATTGATATGTACCACATCATAGGTCTGCTACCTCTGCGTCAGTCAGTCGCTTGTCGAATATCTTGACGTTGCGGATGCTGGCATAGGGTTGCATGGCGTTGTCGTATCTTGCCCCTATCCTGATTGTGGTTGGCGTTGCTGGCATTGTGCAAGCGGTATCTACAGTGCCGGGAGAACCATTGAAGTAAAAATTCGTATCGTTAAGAGACGCAGCCAATGTCAGCGAGGCTGGAACGCCCAGAGGTGTAACTGCTCCGTTAAAAATCTGCGCTTGCGGAACCCCGCCGTCAGTAATATACCCGACC